CTGATACTAACCTACCTAAATTAATGAATGAAGCTATTACTGTTAATAATATTCAAGGTTTCACACCAGATGATTATAACCGTGCTTTCACATTATTGTCAAATAAAGACGAATATCGTTTTAACGTATTAATGGCTCCAGGTGTTGGTTTAGATACATCAGCTGCTGATAATATGATTGCATGTGTTGAAGGACGTGGTGATGCTATTGCCATTGTAGATAATGGTGTTTATCTCAATGCTACTGTAGCAGGTGCAGTAACTAAAGCTGCTGGTGCTTCTAGCAACTACGCTGCAACATATTTCCCATGGATTCAATTATACAGCAATAACTTAGGTAAGACTGTATGGTGCCCTCCATCAACAGTAATAGGTGGTGTATTAGCATTCAACGACCAAACAAGTGCTGAATGGTTTGCTCCAGCTGGTTTAAATAGAGGTGGTATTCCATCCGTAATAAGAGCCCAATTCCGCTTATCTCAATCAGATCGCGATACATTATATACAGGTAATGTTAACCCATTAGCTACCTTCCCTGGAACAGGTGTTGTAGTATGGGGTCAGAAAACATTACAACGTAAACCAACATCTTTAGATCGCGTAAACGTTCGTCGTTTATTGATCGCATTGAAAGATTTCATTGGTGGTGTTGCTCGCAACTTGGTATTCGAACAAAACACAACAGTTACTCGTAACCGTTTCTTAAGCCAAGTTAACCCATATCTTGAATCAGTAGTTCAACGTCAAGGTTTATACGCTTACAAGGTAGTAATGGATGAATCAAACAATACACCTGATGTAATTGATAGAAATCAGTTAGTAGGTCAGATCTATATCCAACCAACTAAAACAGCTGAATTCATTATCTTGAACTTTAACTTAACTCCAACTGGTGCTGAGTTCCCTGCATAAGGGACTCAGCCAGTTAATATTTATTAACAGCAATTAAACAATTATAAAAAATGCCAGTATTAAATCCAAATGAAATCATGTTTACAGCGTTTGAACCAAAAGTTCAAAATCGCTTTATCATGTATATTGATGGTATTCCAGCTTATTTAATCAAGAAGGCCAGTGCTCCTGGATTCGAAGCTGGTGAAATTATTTTAGATCACATTAACGTTTATCGTAAAGTTAAAGGTAAAGTTCGTTGGAACGACATGACTTTAGAATTATATGATCCAGTAACACCAAGCGGTGCTCAATCAGTAATGGAATGGGCTCGTTTAGCACACGAATCAGTAACTGGTCGTGATGGATATTCTGATTTCTATAAGAAAGACTTAACTTTAGATATTTTAGGTCCAGTAGGTGATATCGTTGGTGAATGGATCGTTAAAGGTGCTTATGTTAAAACTGCAACTTTCGGTGATTACGATTGGAGCGCAGATGCAGCTATTAGCTTATCTGTAACAATCGCTATGGATTATTGCGTATTAAACTTCTAATCACTCTTCATATTTCTTTTCTTGAGGACGTCTGCTTTGCAGACGTCTTCTTTTTGCATATATTTATATACGCAAAAAAATTAAAACAAGTTTATGGCAGAATTAAAATTACCAACTGAAAAAGTTACGTTACCATCTAAAGGTTTATTGTACCCAAAAGAATCACCACTATCATCAGGTGAAGTTGAAATGAAATATATGACAGCTAAGGAAGAAGATATCCTTACTAATAGTAATTTCATTCGACAAGGTACAGTAATTGACAAATTGTTACAATCATTAATTATCACCCCAATTAATTATGATGAATTATTAATTGGCGATAAAAATGCAATATTAGTTGCAGCTCGTATCTTAGGATATGGTGCTGAATATTCATTTAAATATGCTGATGAACGCGGAAAAGAAACAGAAGCAACTGTTGATTTATCTAAACTAAATGAAAAACCATTAGATGAATCACTATTCAAACCAGGTGTAAATGAATTTTCCTTCACTACTCCTAAAACAGGAGCTGTATTAACATTTAAATTGTTAACACATGGTGATGAAAAGAAAATTGATGCTGAAATTAAAGGATTAACTAAAATCAATCCAAATGGATCATTTGATGTTACTACACGCTTAAAACACATGATCACTTCAGTAAATGGTGATCGCGACCAAAAAAGTGTTCGTGAGTTTGTAGATAATTATTTATTAGCACCAGATGCTAGAGCATTACGTGAATATTATTCAAAAATTCAACCGGATGTTAATTTAAAGTTTATTCCTGAAGATGAAAGTTATGTAGGGGAGGGCATAGTGATTCCTATTTCTCTTAACTTTTTTTGGCCTGACGCCTGAGTATAGACCTCATCTCTTTAAACAAATACATGAAATAGTATTTCATGGTAATGGTGGATATGATTGGGATACTGTCTACAACATGCCATTATGGTTACGTAGAACTACATTTAATCTAATGAAGGAATACTATGATAAAGAAAAAGAAGAAATAGAGAAACAAAATAACATGATGAATAATAAATCTTCTAAAGATATATCACGACCAAACATAGCTCCCGCCCCAAACTATACCGCGAAGGTGCCTAAAAAATAGGCACCTTTAATATTTATACATATGCGTACAGACTTTACACCCCGTCGACTTATGGCCCCGCTTACACCAGAGCAGGAAGCACAACGACTAGAGCTTATCCAAAAGCAAAATGTCGCTGCTAAGGAATTAGCTAACACATATGAAAAAATGTCTAAGTCGGTTAAAGGGTTAAGTGATGAGGAAAAAGAAATACTAGATATATCTAAAAAAATATCTCAGCAATCTAATAATATTGAAAAAAGTATTAAAGATCGTATAAACGGTAATAAGTCATTTTTTAATTTAACAGCAAATATAAATAAATTACAACGAGATGCTCTTAAAAGCCAAAGCTTTGCTAAAAAATTAGAAGACGAAAGATTTCAAGCTCGTGCTAAATTTGGTGAACTTGAAGCAGATGCTATAAAAAAAGCTAATGAATTAAAGAAATTAGAAGGAGATCATATTGGTGAGATAGATAAGCAACTAGCCTTAGAAGCCCAATTAGCTAGAGTTTCAGCAAGTAAAACAAAAGCTGATAGAGATAGAGCTAAACAATTAGCTGCTCAAATAGCTCAAGGAAAAATATTCTTAAATGAAACTTTAAAGAATTTAAAAGCTAAAGAAAAAGAGGTTGAACAATCTAAAAAAACAGTAGAAGAACAAAGAGGATTAGTTCATCAACTAAATGATGCTGTAACGGCTAATGAAAAAATAACTAAAGAAAGAGAGAAAGAAATTGAACTAGCTAAAAAGGCTAGAGTAAATAATATTATAGATAATGCTGCTAAGAAACTAGGATTAGACTATTTAACTAGCATTGAAGGACTATATACCTTTATAGTAAAATCAGCCTTTAAAGCAAATGAACAAACAGTTAAAATAGGAAAATCTCTAGGTATTAGTTATGATGCCGCTAGTAAAGTAAGAGATAGTTTTGTTCAATATTCTAGAGCATCAAAAGATAGCTTTATTAACACAGACAGACTAGCTAAATCACAAGGTGAATTATCTGAACAATTAGGTATAGCTGTTCAATTTAGTAATGAAGAATTAGAAACATTCTCACGCTTAACAGAGCTAGTAGGGTTATCTTCTCAAGAAGCAGGTAATCTAGCTAAATTCTCTGCAGCAGCAGGAATGGAAAGTAAGGATTACGTTGCTGATATTCGTAGAAGTGCTTTCTATGCTCAACAAGCTAATAAAATTCATATTAGTGATAAAGAATTACTTTCTACTATTGGTAAATTAAGTGCAGGAATACTTGTTAAATTCCAAGGTAATCCTAAAGCATTAGCTGAAGCAGTAGTACAATCTAAAAAATTAGGTATTAGTTTAGAACAAGTAGATAAAGTTGGAGATTCAATGTTAAACTGGGAATCTTCAATTCAAAACGAACTTGAAGCTGAATTAATAACTGGTAAACAGTTAAACTTTGAGAAAGCAAGAGCAGCAGCATTAACAGGAGATCAAGCTACATTAATGCAAGAAGTAGCTAACCAAGCAGGTTCATTATCTGATTACCAGAATATGAACGTAATTGCTCAAGAGTCATTAGCTAAGGCATTTGGAATGAGCAGAGATGAAATGAGTGAAATGTTAATGAAGCAAGAAGCTATTAACAAATATGGAGACAAAGCATCTGAATTAAATGCAAAACAACTTGAAGATTTACAAAAATCAGGATTATCTTTAGATGACTATCTTAAACAACAAGATGAAAGACAAACAGCTCAGGAAAAATTTAACAATGCTATAACAAAATTACAAGATTTAGTTGGAAATTTAGTAGCAGGTCCATTTGGAAAATTATTAGATATTATTTCAAGTATATTATCACATACAGAAGTACTAGCAGCTATATCAGCAGTATATATTGGGCGATTAATAATGATTAATGCTCTTAAATTAAAAGAATCTATATTATCTAAAAAATCAGCAGCAACTGATGCCGCAGGAGCAGCAGCAAATACAGCTAAATCTGCAGCTAGTATGGGTCCTTTAGGATGGATAGCAGCTGGAGGAGCCGCTTTAGGTATATATGCCCTTTTAACAGGATTATTATCAAAAGGAGATGACGTTATCTCCCCAGGCTATGGTAAACGAATGATATTCTCACCTGAAGGTGCTGTAGCGCTTAATAATAATGATACTATAGTAGCTGGTACTAATTTAGGAGGAAAAGGTAGTGATAATAGTGGTGTGATAGCTGCAATTTCTAATTTAACAAATACATTATCAAAACCAGCCCCAGCACCACAATTTGCACTTAACGTAAATGGTGAAAAATTAGGTGATGTTGTTGGAAGACAACAACAAACTGGTACACAACAAACTAAAAATGCTTATAGACTAGCATAAAA